CGTTCGGCCGCCGGCGTTGTCCAGGTCCACAGCGAGCCCATCACCTACTCCGAGCGCAGCAACCACAGCTTCTTCTCGGACATGTACCACGCGCAGACCTACGGCGACCGCGACGCTCAGGCCCGCCTTGAGCGTCACCGTGACGAGATGGCTGTCGAGCACCGTGACGGCAGCTCGGCGAACTACGCCGGCCTCGTCGTGCCGCAGTACCTGACGCAGCTTGCCGCCGAGCTCGCCCGTGCGGGCCGGCCGTTCGCTGACCAGTGCACCTCGTTGCCGCTCCCGGCCGACGGGCTCACCGTGAACATCTCGCGTGTGACCACCGGCTCCAGCGCTGCTGTGCAGGCCGCCGAGAATGACGCTGTTTCGGAAACGGACATCGACGACACGCTGCTCACCGCCGACGTGCGCACCATCGCCGCCGGGCAGCAGCTCAGCCGTCAGGCCGTCGAGCGTGGCACCGGCGTCGACGCCCTGGTGGCGGCTGACATGCTCGGCGCGATGGCGACCACCCTCGACAACCAGCTGCTGAACGGCTCCGGCTCGTCCGGTCAGCTCTTGGGCCTCGCCAACGTTTCCGGCATCAACGACGTCACCTATGACGACGCATCGCCTACGGCGTCGGAGCTCTACTCGAAATTGGTGGACGCAGCGCAAAGGGTGAACAGCAACCGGTATGCCGGTGCCGACCTCATCGTCATGCACCCTCGTCGCCTCGCCTTCATGCAGGCCGGCGTCGACTCCAGCAACCGCCCGCTGGTGGTCCCGCAGCAGAACGTCCCGCAGAACGCCATGGGCGTCGGACCGGTCGCCGGCTACGGCAACACCGGTGCGTCGATCGCTGGCATCCCTGTCGTGACTGATGCCAACGTCACCACCTCGGCAGGTGGCGGAACGGAGGACGAGATTTACGTCGTCCGTCGTGCCGACATGCTGCTGTTCGAGGACGCCGGTGCGCCGGCCCTCGTGCGGATGGATCAAACGGCCGGGTTGAACTTGACCGTGACAATGGTTGCTTATCAGTACGCGACCTTTATCCCCGGCCGGTACCCCGCCTCGATCTCGAAGATCAGCGGCACCGGCCTCGTGGCTCCGACCTTCTGATAGGTCACCCACATCGTCGGCCGGGTCGGTACCAGTCCCGGCCCGGCCGACACCCCTTACCCTCCAGGAGTTCAACATGTCCGAAGCGCTCTGGGAAAAGCAGGCCCCTAGCCGTGTCCAGAAGCCCGTGAAGGCCGTCGAGGCCGCACCGGTGAAGAAGGCCACCAAGAAGGCCAAGAAGGCGTAACGATGGCGTACACGTCGCTCAGCGTGCTCAAGGACTACCTCGGCATCCCGAGCGGCACCACGTCCGAAGACACGCCGCTCACAGCAGCGATCAACGCCGCCCAGGATCTGGTCGACGGCTACACCAACACGACGTTTGAGACGGTCACCGAGGCTCGTGTGTACCGTGCCGAAGATCCGCAGGTGTTGCTCGTCGACCAGTTCCACACCCTCACCGGTCTCGTAGTTCGCACCGATACGAGCAACGATGGCACGTACGACACGACGCTCACGATCACGACCGACTTTGTGGTGCAGCCGTTCAACGAGCCGCCTTTCACGTCGCTGCTCAACGTGTCCGGCGACTGGCCCCGGTACTTCTCCGGCCGGCCAGCCGTCGAGGTCACGGCCGCCTACGGCGACCAGAACGCCGCAGCTGTGCCGTATGCCGTGCAGCAGGCCGCCCTGATCCTCGCCGCTCGCTTGTACCAGCGCAAAGCGTCCCCGCTCGGCATCATGACCGGCTTCGCTGACTACGGCATCGCCCGCATCAGCCGCCAGGATCCCGACGTCGCTGCGCTGCTTCAGCAATACAAGCGGCTGGCGACCGCCTGATGGCCGACTACACCGCCATCAGGGACGGCCTCGCCGCACAGCTCGAGACTGTGCCGACGTTCTTGACCGTGCACGCCACCGTCCCGAACCGGATTGTTGCGCCGGCGGCTGTGGTCGTTCCTGGCCGGCCCGTCGCCACCTACCACGACAGCATGATCGGCAGCGGCGGCTCGCTCACCGTGTTCAACTTCGAGCTGGTGTGCGCCGTGCAATCAATGACCGAGGAGTTTGCCCAGGACGCCCTCGACGAGCTCATCAGCGGCGCGAACAGCGTGCCGGCAGCTGTCGAGGCCGACCCGACCCTCGGCGGCGCAGCGACGACGTGCCAGGTTCGCCAGGCCGTCGACTACGGCGTGGTAGCCTTTGCAGATACCGAGTTCATCGGTGCCCGTTTTCTCGTGGAGGTCTACGCACGATGACCAGCTACACCGTCACGTCACACAAGCTCGTCGGCCATGAGCACGGCGACACCGTGACCGACGACGACCTCAAGGGCGCGAACGTGCCCGCATTGATCGCCGCAGGCCACCTGGCCGAAGCGAAACCGAAAAACAGCCGAAAGGCCAACCCAGAAAGTGAGGCCGACTGATGGCCGTTTTTCTTTCCAACTCGGTCACCGTGACCGTGAATTCCGTCGATTTGACCGATCACATCGCGAGTGTGACTTGGACCGAAACCGCTGACGAGCTTGAGACGACCGCGATGGGTGACAGCAACCGCACCCGCATCGGTGGACTCAAGGACGGCAGCGTGTCGATCGAGTTCCACCAGGACTTCGCTGCGTCGTCGGTGTACGCCACCCTGTACCCGCTGCTCGGCACCACGACCACCGTCGAAATGACCCCGACCAGCGCCGCAGTCGCAGCTGACAACCCGAAGCACTCCGCCTCGGCCCTCGTCACCGAGCTGCCCATCATCGACGGCAGCGTGTCCGACCTGGCTACCGTTTCGGTGACCTGGCCGCTGTCCGGCGCAGTCACGGTGACCACCAGCTGACATGCTTGACCTCTCCATCTCAACCCGACTGGCCGACGAGACGGAGCCAGTCACAAGCAAACCCACGATGGGCACGCTGCTCCAGCTGGAGCGGTACTTCAACCTGCCAAGCGCCATCGAGGCGTTGCAGCAAACGAAAATCGAGCATGTGGCGTGGCTGGCGTGGGAATCACGCCGGCACGCCGGGCTCGTGGTGCCGACCTGGGAAAAGTTCCGAGACACGCTGGTGGACATCGAGTTCGACAGCGACAATGACACCCCTTTAGCCGAAGGGGAACCGCCTACGGCATAGCGTCGTTGGCACTCGCTACCGGTCAGCCGATCAGCGAGCTTGAGAACGCTTCCCCGGCCGTCGTTCGTGCGTTGCAGGCAATCCTGAAAGAGCGTCAGCAGGCGCAAGAGAAAGCAGCACGGAGGCGCTGACGATGGCACAACCCGCAGTCCGAGTCGAGGGCGGCAGGGAGCTGCGTCGAAAGTTCCGTGAAGTCGGCGACGACATGACCGACTTGAAAGACCTGCACAAAGAGCTCGCTGACGACGTCGCAGGCACGGCAAAGACCAAAACGCCGGTGCGTAGCGGCCGGCTGCGCAACTCGGTCCGAGGCAGCGGCACCAAAACCGCTGCTCGAGTTCGTGCAGGCAACAACCGAAAGAGCGGCCCGACCTCGGTGCCCTACGCCGGCCGTATCCACTTCGGCGACCCTGGCAGCCGTACCCGTGGCCGTATTAGGCCGCAGCCGTTCCTGTACCAAGCCCTTGATGACCGCCGCCAGCAGGTGGTCGACCGGTACAACGACCAGGTCCGGGCCATTATCCGGCGCACGTTCTAGGATCACGTCATGGCAGCAGGTTCGAGCGTCATCAATGTTGCAATCCTTGGAGATGCATCGAAGTTCAAGCGTGCCGTTGGTGACGCTGGCGACAAGCTCGGCAAGTTTGGCAGCAAAGTCGGCACCGTTTCGGCGAACGTCGTCAAAGGCTTTGGTGTCATGGGCGCTGCGGCCGGCGGCCTGGCCGTCGTTGTCGGCAAACAGCTGTTCGACGTCGGCGAGGAACTGACCGCCCTCGACCAGAAGATCGGCACCGTATTCTCCGGCGATTCGCTCGAAACGGTTACGGGCTGGGCTGACGAGGTCGCTGCCCGTATGGGCCTCACCTCGACCCAGGCGGCCGGCCTCGCTGCTAATGCCGGCGACCTGCTCAAGCCGATGGGGTTCACGGCCGACGAAGCCGCCAATATGTCGACCGAGATCATCGGCCTTGCCGGTGCGTTGTCGGAATGGTCCGGCGGCCAGCGTTCGGTCGAGGAAACGGCCGAGATTCTGTCAAAGGCGTTGCTCGGCGAGCGTGACTCGCTCAAGTCGCTCGGCATTTCGATCAATCAGGCCGAGGTCGACCAGCGTGCCCTGACGATCGCACAGGAGCAAGGCCGTGACGCCATCACCGCTCAGGACAAAGCGCTGGCGACGCAGGCGCTGATCCTTGAGAAGTCGACCGATGCGCAGGAGGCCTACGCTGCCGGCGGCAACAAACTCACCGCAGCCCAAAACCGGCTCAAGGCGGCGTTCGGCGAGCTTCAGGAGCGGCTCGCCCGCAAACTGCTGCCGCTGTTCGCCAAAGCCGCCGACATTGTCGTCGAGCTCATCGAAGTATTCGAGGACGACGGCCTGGGTGGCGTCATCTCGAACGTGTCGCAACGCATCAAAGACGCGTGGCCGATGATCCGCATGCAGCTCGGCGTGTGGGCACGAGGGTTCGTGGACTGGATCAGGCAGGTCGGGCCGCCGTTCCTGGCCGCCCTCGGCAACCTGCTGCTCAGGTTCGGCAGCTGGTTCATCGACGACGCCCTGCCCGTCATCATCGACAAGCTCGGCGAATGGGCACAAGCATTCATCGACTGGATCGGCCCGCTGATCCCGCCGTTCATCAACAAGCTCGGCGACCTCATCGCACGGTTCGCTGAATGGTTCATTGGTCCCGGCCTCGACATGATCGTGACGAAGCTCGGCGAATGGGCGCAGGCGTTCCTTGAGTGGGTCGGCCCGTTGATCCCGCCGCTGCTGCGCGAGCTCGGCAACCTCCTCGTGCGGATCGGCACCTGGATCACGATGGTCGGCCTGCCGCTGCTCGCTGGCAACATCGCAAGCTGGGGGCGTGCCCTTGTCGACTGGATCATTGACGTCGCTCCTGACGTGCTCATCGCCCTCGGCAACCTGCTGTGGGATCTCGGCAGCTTCATCCGCAGAACAGCCAGAGATCTCGGCGAGGACCTGATCGACAAACTTGTCGAAGGCATCGAGGCAGCGCCCGGCAAAATCTTGAACGCTATTCGGTCGCTTCTGCCCAGCGGCGGCATCCTCGGCAGCATCGGCAACGCCCTCGTTCAAGGACTTGCAGCCGGCGGCCCGGTCGTCGGCAACACGCCCTACATCGTCGGCGAAGCCGGGCCTGAACTGTTCGTGCCGACCGGCTCAGGCACCATCATTAACAACAACCGCCTCGGCGGTATGGCTGGCGGCGGCGACATCAACGTCACCGTCAACATGCCAGCCGGCAGCAACGGCGACGACGTCGTGCGAGCCCTCCAGGACTACGTCCGCCGGCGTGGAGCGATCCCGGTCCCGGTCGGAACGGCCCGTTACTAATGGCACAGAACACGACCTGGGCCGTCAACGTCGGCAAGTACAGCGGCGCGTCGCTGTCGCTAACCGACCACGCCTCCCGCACCCTCGGCCTCAGCATCGACCAGCAAGCCGACGCCGGCCAGCTCGGCACCGGCCAAGCCACCGTAACGCTCGACAACAGCGACGGCGCACTCACGCCCGGCGGCTCCGGAACCTACGCAAACGTCGACTGGCTCACCTCGGGCCTGTTCCTCGAAGCCACCGTCGACAGCACCAGCGTGTCGGTCTTCCACGGCGTCATCACTGACTTTGCGATGACCGACGACGGCAACGGCAACAGCGCTGTCACCCTGACCGCCCTCGATGCGTTCCAGGTCATTGGTTTCCAGGACCGGTTCACAATCGGCGTCGGCACAGATTCGACTGCGGCGTTGCTGTACTACATCATGTCGTCGCACTTCACAGCGAACAGCACGCAGGTACCGACCATCGGTCTTTCAACAATGCGAGTGTGGTGGGAAGAGCTCAACGCCACAGCCGACAGAGTCCCGCATTTCCTGGTGTCAGCGACTCACGCCCTCGGCGACGTCATCGGCAACAACATCATGCCAAATCAGCAAACCGTGGCTTTGCCGACGGTGCTCGACGATTCCAACACCTACTCTGCGTTCGACTCGTGGGTTGGGTTTACGGTCGACGGCCTGGCACGGGCCGACGTTTACACCACCGGCGACGTGTTCGTCTTCACGGAAAACGACCCGAGCCCGACCGGGCAGTTGCCATTCCGGGCGCTTGTGCGTGACTTTCACAACGACCTCATCACAAACTCGGCAAAAATCACGTCGCTTGACACCAGCACGACACAAACCTACGACGACGACGATTCACGCCAGCGCTACGGAACCCGAGCACGCAGCTACGAAATCACAGCGTTCAACGACGCTCAGGTGCTGACCACAGCGCAGCTGTGGGTCAACCGGTACTCATACGACGAAACATTCGACATGACGGCAGCAGCGCTTCAGGTGAGCGACAGCATGGTGCAATCCCGCAACGGCGACGTGGCGAAATGGCGTGCCCTGCTCGACGTCACCGTCGGCTGGTGGAACACAGGCAGCGTCACCTACACCCCGACCGGCGGCAGCTCCCGCACCGACCAGGTCATCATCGCCGGCCGCACCATCGACGCCACACCCGCCGACACCACCGTCACGCTCAAGCTACGTCCGCAAAAGAGCTACCTGCCATTCATCCTCGATGACACAGAGCGCGGCGTGCTCGACACGAACAAACTAGGATGACACCGTGACCAGTCCCTTTCCCTTCGTTGCCGGCGCAACCCTGACCGCCGCACAGCTTAACGACCTGGGCGACCTTCAGACGTTCACGCCGACCTGGAACAACGTCACCCTCGGCGCATCAGGCACCGCCGTCGGCAAATACGCCCAAATTCAAAACCTCGTGTTCTACAAAGCATCGTTTGACCTCAACGGCACCGGCTCAATCACAGGCCAAATCAACCTCAGCCTGCCTGTCGGCACCGGCGACACGTCAACCACTTACCACGTCGCGTCGCAGGCATGGGTTCGACCAACAGGCGGCACGATCTATCACGGCATGTGCTACCAGTCGTCTTCGGCTCTGTTCCTGTACCACTACAACGTCATTGGGTCGACAAACAAGGCTTCCTCAATCAACGCCACGGCACCGGCAACGTGGGACGCTAACGGCACGGCACACATTTCAGGGTGGTATCTGACGACATGACCGATCTGAGCTTGGGTCCGCTGGACCCAGAAGAACCGACCGACGCCTACTGGCTTGAGCTGATGCGGGCTGAACGTGACCGGCTGCTTGCCGGCAGCGACTGGACCCAAGCAGCCGACGACCCGACCGGCGACCAGGCCGCATGGGCCACCTACCGTCAACAGCTCAGAGACGCGCCCGCCAGCTGGACGCCCGGCCCGACCTGGACACCGCCACAGGCACCATGATGGACCGGCTGAAGGCTTCGCCGCTCGTGTTCGGCCAGGGAACCCTCGCCTGCGCAACCGCCCACAACCTCGACAACCTCGGCCGCATCGTCGACCTTGACGTGCTCACAGAAGCCTCAAAAACAGGCCTGGTGGCCGCTGTGCTATTCATCGTCGCGATCGTCGGCGGCACCGTCGCAGGCGTGCTGGAATCATGAGCGCAGAGGCATACGTCGTGATCGGCACGCTTGGCGCTGCCGGCATCAGCGGCGTCGCCTCAATCCTGGTCGCTCTGCTCCGCACCCGTGGCGAGCTCCGAGCCGATCACGCTGACGTTAAACGCTCCCTTGACCGCATCGAGGACCGTATCGACGGACATTTGGAATGGCACGCCGAGCACCCGCAGGACTAGCCGTGGTGTTGGTGCTGTTCGCCGGGATCGTCGTTTCGCTGGTGCTGCTGGCTGTCGTTGTGGCGGCTCAGGACGCCGAGCAGGTTCCGTTGTCGTATTACACCGCCGGCGGCCCACCCAATACGTTTGTCATCATTCAAGAACCCGCCACCGGCGACGACGCTGCCCTGGACCTGACCTCAATTGCTGCTGCTGCGTCTGCTTTGGCGACTGGTGCCGGTGTTATCGCTCGCAGGTTCAAGAAGGCCCGCAGCGTTACCGAGTAGGATGCAAGCATGTTTGACCGCCGTTTCGTCATCGATCTCGTCGAGCGTGCCATCTCGGCCGCTGCTGCGACGTTCGCAAGCCTTGTCGGCTCCGACTCGCTCCAGCTCCTTGAGCTGCCGCTTGCTGACGCTGTCAAAGCATCCGCCGGCGCTGCGCTGCTCGTAATCGTCAAAGGCCTCGCTGCCCGCCGCATCCCGGTCGGTGACGCCTCACCCTCGGCCGTGAATCTTGACGAGGTCGGGCCGTGAACCTGCCGACGACGTCGTCGAGGGTACGCACCGCCGAGCTCCACCCTCGTTTTCGGACACGGCTCGAAGCGTTCTTTGCGCATCCCGAGATCGCCGGCAAAGTGAAGATCGTGTCCGGCGTGCGCACCATCGCCGACCAACGACGCCTGTATGACCTGTACAAGCGAGGCCGAGGCAACCTGGCAGCCAACCCTGACCGTCAGATCGGAGGATTCCGTGGCTCATACCACATGCAGCAGAACGCACCCGGCTGCGACGGGTACGGCATGGCCGTCGACCTGCGCATCACCGGCCGAGGCTTGAGCTGGGCACGCCTGCACCAGATCATCGACACGTTCGGCATGAAACCCACCGTGCGGTCAGAAAATTGGCACATGCAGCCTGGCCGTATGCGCAACGGCCGTTTCGAGTGGTTCCGCTACACCGCTGGCAAAGAGAAACCGTTCAAGGCCGACACCCGCAACGAGCTCGAAGAAATCGCTGCGTACATCGCCGAGCTTCGCCAGTCTGTGCTGCGCCGCCGTGACCGAGGCATCTACGTCAAGAGCTTGCAACAGTTCCTGGTCGACAAGTCCTACCCGGCCGGCCGTGCCGACGGCATCTTTGGCCGCAAGACCGACCGAGCTGTGCGCATGTTCCAGACCGACGCCGACCTGGTCGTCGACGGCATTGTCGGCCCGAAAACCTGGGACGCTTTGCTCGGTTAGCGTCAAATCAACATCAGGAGAACAGTGTGTCGAAGGCAGACCAGTTTCGCGAAACGATGGTGCCGAGTCGGCGGCCCAACTTTCACGCTGTCGTCCGCGACCTCGAGTCCAACGATCCCGAGCTGCTCGCCGCGATTGTTGAAGCGCTCGACGACGACCACCCCAACATCGCAATGATCCAGCGCAGCCTCGAGGCCGTCGGTATCGACATGGGCTACTCGTCGGTCGTCAGGTGGCGTGATCATGTCCGCCGCTGAAGAGTTCACCCGGCTCACGGCGCACCGTAACGGCCCCGATCGGCCGCCACCCGGCTGGGAGCCAGGTCACATAGTCGATCATCAAAGTGGCGAGGCGACGTTCACCGGCCTTGCCACAACCGAAGCGATCGACCCTGACGAGGCGACCATCCTCGCCGAGATGCGGCTCGACCCTGGCGAGTGGGCGATCAAGCCCGGCAGCTTGCAAGTGCGCAAATGGCAGCAGAAAGCCGGCAGCGGCGAATGGTGCTGGTACTACCGCATCACCGCTGTGCGCCGTTCTAAAGCGTTCGGTGACCTCGACGACCTCATCAAGACGTTACGACGCCGCAAACGCTCACAGCGGCTCTCAGCGGCCCCAGGCGGCCAGATATGGGCCACGTCTGACTGGCAGGTCGGCAAAGCTGGCACAATCGAGCACGTTTTGGACAGCCTCGGCCAACTGCCGGCCCGCTTCGAGCAGTCATGGCGGCAAGCCGGCAAGCCTGGCGAAATCTTGGTTGCGTTCGGCGGCGACCTCGTCGAATCATGCTCACCGAACCATTACGGCGCGCAGCAGCTGTTCAGCGTCGAGATGACCGACCGAGAACAACGAGCCGTCGTGCGTGAAGCGGCGATGGCGATCATCGACAAAGCCAGCACCCTTGCCGAAACGGTGACCGTCGCTGCTGTGCCTGGCAATCACGGCGAGAACCGGCACGGCAAACGTGACTCGATCGTCGGCGATAACGTCGACGTCGCAGCGATCGACGACTGCCGCTGGGCCTGCATGGATCTCGAGCAGTACGCCGGCGTGTTGTGGGCCGTGCCCGGCGATGACCTGACGGTGTGCGTCGAGGTCGACGGGCTGCGTGTCGGACTGTTCCACGGCCACCAAGTCGGCGGGCAGGGTAGAGCTCAGGCATGGCACGACAAGCAGGCAGGCAATCACCGCCCGATCGGTGCCGCCGACCTGCTCATCTCAGGTCACTTTCACTCGTTCCGTTGCGAATGGCACGGGCCGCGTACCTTCATCCAATGCCCGACCGAGGATGCCGGCAGCCCGCAGTACGCCGAGACAGCCGGAGCTGGTGCCCGCCGGGCAGGTTCTGTCACTGTCGACGTCGTCGAGGGCAACGTCGGTGACGTGCGCATCGTCTGATCCTTGACGAGTTCTCCACAGTCTGATTGGATAACAGTCGCCCAACCGGGCACAGACTGGAGAAACATGCCAACCCGCATTGCTGACGCTATTACCGTCGCCGTGTTCATTCTGGCCGGCGTTCTGGCAGCACTCATGCTCGTCGACGTCGCCCTCGACCCGGC